TTACAGGGTCCTTCTCCAACAATCACTGCCAATGCTTGGGTTAAGCAATTCCTGAAGAGCCGTTTGGCGTTGACTGGTATCCTGATTCTGCACCGCCATGGCCAGGGCTTTGCGCGTACCGACAAACACCGCCAGCTTCCTGGCTCTGGTCAGGCCGGTGTAAATAAGATTTCTGAAGAGCATTTTGAAATGCTGGGTGAGGACCGGAATAATGACCGCTGCAAATTCACTGCCCTGTGACTTATGGATCGTGATGGCGTAGGCCAGGTCCAGCTCCACAATATTATCCTTTTGATACAGGACCTCCCGGTTGTCGGGGAAAAAGGAGACGACACAGGTCAACTCTTCATTGTCAATTTCCTTGATGGCGCCGATATCGCCGTTAAAAACACCCAGGTCATAATTATTTCTGCGATGAATAACCCTGTCACCCACCCGGAAGATCCTTTCGCCCACCTTCAGCTGACTCTTCCCTGCTGTGGGCGGATTGGCCGCCTGCTGAATCATGGTATTGAGATTGACCGTGCCGAGGCTGCCCCTGGTCATGGGGGAGAGGATCTGGATTTCACAACTTTTGCCGAAATATTTCGGTATCCATTCCAGGTAAAGCTTCCGGACAATATCCGAGGCAGCCAGGCCGTAACGCAGGGATGACCAGGGATGCACCTTTTTTAAAACCGCCAGCAGTTCATCGACCCTGTTTTCAGCTTTATAGAGATCTTCCAGATTGACATGCTGATATTTTTTGGGAATGACACATTCCGTCTCATAGGGGATCATCGGCTCATTGGTGCGGAATTCATACAGGTTGGGGGCATTGCCCGGGTCAAGGCCGGGGCCGGATGTTTTGCGGTCATGGAACCGTTTCACTTTCGCCACAAAGGATAGCTGTTCCTTGGTTGCCTCCTCGGAATCAAGGAACAGGCAATCAATTTTGTCCCGCCACAGTTCAGGTTTTTTGAACGGCGAATCGATGTATGGGATTTCACCATGGTTGATCTGATGGGCATATTGAATAATAAGTGATTCCCGGGCCTGCCGAAAAATCCTGGTCAGCTGAAAACAGGGCACCTTGCCGGAAGCAATCATGTCTCGTAAAACATTGCCCGCGCCCACCGAGGGCAGTTGATCCGCATCACCGATAAAGAGAACCTGGCTGCGATCAGGCACGGCCTTTAAGAGAGAGGCGGTTAAATTGATGTCCAGCATGGAACATTCGTCAACAATGAGAAAATCCACCTCCAAAGGATCTTCTTCATTTTTCTTGAACTTGCCGAGCTGCCATTCCAGCAGACGGTGGATCGTCTTTGCCTCCCGGCCGCTAACCTCGGACATGCGCTGGGCGGCCCGGCCGGTCGGAGCGGCAAGCAACACCCTTAACCCCATCGCCTCAAGCAATTTCACTATCACCAGGGTTGTGGTGGTCTTGCCGCAGCCGGGGCCGCCGGTAAGAATAGAGAACTTTTCACAGACGATACGGTTAACGGCAGCGGTCTGCTCATCGCTTAAGGATATATGCTTTGACTCGCAGTAACGGCTGATCCACTTGCCAATCCTGTCCTTATTAATCTGGGGCGGATCCCCAAAGCCCGTGACCTTCCTGGCCACATACAACTCATCGAAATAGAGAGACTTCGAGTAATAACACGCTTCCGTCACCCCGGCCGGAGAAGTGAGCCGGCGGACCATCAGCTGCCCCTCCTGCTCCATCTGGCCAAGCAACCCGGCCAGCCTGTCGCCCAAGTCTAATTCCAGAAGCTCTTTTACCTGCGCCCCTATTTGAGACTCGGTCAGATAGCAGTGACCGAAATCCCTGCTTGCCGCCAGTACATGTTTGATCCCTGCCATGATTCGTTGGGGGCTGTCAGTCGCCAGACCAATACTCAAAGCAACCTTGTCCGCGGAGAAAAAACCTATCCCATAGAAATCATTGGCAAGACGGTAGGGATCTTCCGTGACATAGGGGATGGCCTTGTCGCCGTATTGCTTGTAAATCCGCACGGCAAAAAGGGTGCTGATGCCATGGGTCTGCAGGAACATCATCACTTCCCGGATCGCTCGATGCTCAGCCCAGGCAGCACTGATCATTTCCAGTTTCTTCGTGGCAATGCCCGGAACCTCTGTCAGCCGGTCTATTTCTTCCTCAAAAACATCCAGGGTCTGCCTGCCGAAATGGCGGACAATGCGCCTGGCGGTCTTCGGGCCGACTCCTTTGATGAGCCCCGAGCCCAGATACTTTTCCAGCGCGGCCGCGGTGGCCGGTTTTATTTCCACGGCCCTGGTCGCCTGAAACTGCCGGCCATACTGCGGGTTCATTGTCCAGGCGCCGGAAAACTCCATGGTGGCACCGGCAAACACCTTGGTTTGGTGGACGACGACCGTTTCCAGCTGTTGAGGATTATTGAAGGGGAAGACGCGCAAGATTGAAAAGCCGTTGTCGGCATTGTGAAAGGTGACACGATCCACAATCCCCCGCAGGGTTTCTTCAATAACGCCCGTCTGCTTGATTACTGATTGCCGCATGGGAAAAAAATTGCCTGTCCGATAAACATCCTGATCGCCTGAGAGTAAAGTCAAACATGAAAAAAATCTCTTGTTTGCAGATTACACCTCCTCCCCCGACAATCCACATAAAAATATAATGGTTATTCCGCAACGCCCCCTCAGGTTCAAAAATATTACGTGAGGAAACCAGATAGAGCATCCCCTCCATTCGCAGCGAGGTCAATGCGGGAACTAACGTTCAAGCGCTGAAACGTTCAAACGCGGCAACGCTTTCAACTGCGTGGAGAGATTTCTGTCTGTAAACGGTGCGACGCTTTCACGTTGAAACGCTGGAACGCTTTTTCACCCATCCCTTCGTAATCAGGTCAATGCTGCCAACATGAGTGGATATATTCGGCCTGGACTGCGGGACCAGAGCGCGTGCGGGGAATAGTGCGGGGAATAGTGCGGGGAATTGATTTTAAGGCAAGAAAAAAGGGACCCGGGAAAACCCTGAATCCCCAGTATTTTCAATGGTGGGCGGGATGAGATTCGAACTCACGACCTTTGGCTTCGGAGGCCACCGCTCAACCAAGTCCCGCAAGGGATTCCGCACATTGTCACAACCCAGTCCCAAAATCACCCACACAAACGCTCTTTTTCGACCTGGCACGAAACGCACAAGCTACACCCCGGAATTGCGATCTTACGACGCGCCGGGATATCCTCCCCGCACTCAAGACAGACATCGGAACTTTGCCCGGATGTTTTACCCGCGCCACGGACAACACTTGCGATTGCGTCCTTGTTAAACCGCTCCGCATAGTCAGCAGCATAATCCCCCTCATCCATGCTTGCCACCAGTAACCGCGCCAGCAACCCGGCCAACAACACCGGCAACACCCCTCTTTTCAACGCTCCTGCCAATCACCCATATCGAACACACGCCGCCCCATGTAAGCCAGAAATCGCTCGGCAACTGAATATCCGGCATATCAGTAAGCGGCTTGCCGTTTGCTGCAAGGAAAACCCACGCAACCATAGGTAATATTACATGCACAAGCCCGATTGCCGCAAGACCAAAATACACGATAGAAGGACGCGCCCGCTTGGTGAACTCATCAGCCTGTTGCATCTCCGCGACCATCACCGACCTCTGGGCCTCAAGCACCGAACTTTCACGCCGGTCAAGCATCTCCTGCACCTGGATCTGCGCCTGCATCTTTTCCGCCTCGGTCGCTGCAGGCGGAAGAAAACGATCAACCAACCCCTTTGCAAGATCAGCGATAGACCCCAACCCGGTAAAATCAAAAGCCATACCTCAACCCTCCCTCATCATCATCGCTAACGTTGTTGCCCTCTTCCCGACCTGCTCAGCCCATTTGCTGGCAAGCATCTCGTCAGCAGCCGTAGAGAAATCACCAGCAATTACCGCCGCAATCATTTTTTTAAAAAGGATGAACCTTGACAACCCAAGATTGAAGCACATATCAATAAGAACATTCTGCCGCCCATGAGACAACTCAAGAAAAGTAGGCACGACCACCTCAAGCTCAAGCTTCACCCTCGCAATATCATTCCTCAACAAATAAACAGCCTCATCCCGTGTAATCCCGACATCATCAAGATTGCGCCCCACGCCGACCGTAAGCTTTCCCGCTGTGCATCGATACGGGATAGTCATTATCCCCTCGTGCTTAATCAGCATCGCAATAAGCAGAGCATCATCACTCATAAAATTTCCTCCACCTTCAACGCCTCAAGGAAACACCCCTCGACCGTCACGTTCAGAAAATTTCCAACCGCCCGAACCCGCTCTTCATCAACAACAATTTCATGCGGGAAATTACCGCCCAGCCTTTGAAACAGTTGGTAACAATTACCGCACGCAACACATTGACTCTCATCAACTTTTACCTTTAATTTCATCACCACCCCCCCTTTGTCGCCTCGTATCGCTAGGTTTCGCCTCTCCCCTTGGGAAACAATAGTCTATAGCATCCCACACGCTGTTGAACTCATCATCTATCCTGTCAATGCACCTCACGCACCGCTGTTCACCATCGACAACATGAGAAGAAAACTGCTTTCTAAAATCCAACCAGAAAGCACTAAGTAACCCGAGAACAAGAGAAAACAACCCGCCGATCAAGCCAAGAACCAATTTCAAAGTAGTAATGAGCATCGGCCAATCCTGTGCGCCCGTAAGCGTATAATGCACCACATCCATAATAGACCACCTCATGTATAAATGTTTTATAACCATAAAACTATAATACATGGATAATAATTTGTTGCAATTAATAAGAGCGGGATGTGACTTCTCTTACTGAGATATTCGCAACGGAAATCCAGATAGGGGCAGAATAAAACTGAATCTCATTGTCCCCCGCAGGGATCACAATATCAAAAACATGACTCTCATCGAGTGCCAAATAATTAACAAAATACGAATGAATAACCCCACTCGGCAATGTGACAACCTTAACACTGTTCTGCCGCGGATACTCAAAACTCGACACCTCAAGATCAAGCGAAACCCTATACATTTTCCCGGCAATCGCCCCTGTACGGTGGTCAAGTTCAGCAGGATACGCAACCGCCCCAGGGTTGTTATTTACAGCAAGCTCCACGCTCGATATATTTTCGACAAACTCATCCGCCCTCTTGACGGAAACATGATAAAGATAGGCGGAAATGTCAGACTCAGCCTGATGGTATATTTCTATCCGCGCCGCGCTGCCGCCCGTAGTAAAATATACCGTCGCCAAATCAGCAGGATCGCCTAAATTGGCAACCAAAGATAAAATATCCGCCCCCGCATCATTGCGGATCTTGCATTCCGCCCGACCGTAAGCAGTGAAAACACTATGCCTCACTTCATATAAAGTATTCGGCTCAACATCTATAAACCGGGACAAAACGGCATTGAGCTTAGTCCTGCCGTACTGCCTCGTCCCGTCAACAATATAATCAAGTTGGCTACTAAAATCCCACTCGACAGGTCCATCAGAAAAATCATGGTTGGAAACAAGTTCGTTCCCGTAAAAATAAATAAAAAGTGGTTTGCTCATGTCGTCCGTATAATAAGCCGCATTAATCGCAGCGACGACACCCCCTATCCCTTTCAAAGTTGGTTCATATCCCGTTTGAAAATTACACTCAGGGAATACCGCATCATCCCAATGAGGATAAGGCTCGTTGTAAGGCCAAACCCAAGCAGGCAAGTTATCCTGCCAATAATCAAAATAAACCATGTCGCTGTCAGTGCAGAAAACAGGAGCTAAGACATTTTGATACACCGCCCAATCATTATAGGGGTCAGTGACCACCGGATCGTAGGCCGTTGTATCGACATAGACAGATGTGGGAAAACTAATATATGGGATTCCGGCATCCGGGATAGAAACGCCGACGCCGAAATCAACATCAACAGCACCACACGCATCAACCTGAAGAGGGGAAAACGCCCATTGCGTATTTATAACCAAATCACCCGCGCCGTTTCTTACCCTTATTCCCCACCCCTGCCCGAGTTCGGGCAAAGAACCACGATAAGCAACTAAAAAAATGATCGCATCCCAATACGCAGCACTTCCGTCATTCGTGTCGGGTCCAGTCAATTCAAAGGTGATAACATTTTTATCCTTCTTTAAGTTTTCTATGACATAAGACTGCGGTGAAGGTTGGCGGAAATAAAGACCGCATTCATTTCTACTCGCAGCCTCAACAAACACCAAAGGGACCGCCGCCCTAATAAATTCAGGCGGATAAACCGCAGGGTCAATAGCAGAGCTACGATAAAAAGCACGCTGGGGCGTGGACTCAGAACTGACAAAAAAAGCATTCCCGATACACGCCGACACAGTATATTCTCCGAACTCGAAAACAGCCCCATCAGGTCTCACCAAACGCATCCCCTGACTCATCAGATTTTCCCCCACACATAGACAAAACCCTTTATTACCTGGTATTCTTCAGTGGGTATCACGCCATACGACACATTCACGACATTGACAGTCTTCAGCGTATTATCAACAATTAATCGCACAAGAGCACGCGGCAACGTCACCCCCGCGACAAAGTTCGCCCGGATCTCCGACACCAATTTACCCGCATAATTTTTTCTAATGACAATCGTCTCTTCAAATCCAGCCGCATCCTCGATAAATGGGAAAACAACCTCAAACGCATCAATAATGAACCACTCGTTGCGCTCTGTTGTGAAGACAACATTCCCAGGGCAACTATACTCCTTTTCGACCCAAGTATGAGACCCGTCAAGAATCCTCCCGCCACTTCCAGGAATAGGGATTCCCTCCCCATCCAGATAACACCATTCTCGCAATGCGCCAAATGCCGTGTCATTGTCTCCGACACAACGGAAAAGATTATTATGCTCATCATAAACACGCTCGAAACAACTCGAATGATACACCCCCAAATCATCCCAACTGTAAAAAACATCGACAATACCGAAATTAGGCCAAAACCATTCAGCAGGAAGAGCTTCTATCGTCGGCAAATCGGGGGGCCGACTACCAGAACAAACCTCAGACCCAAGGTGATATGCATGGTTCCACCCGCCAGGCGGTGCCTCACCGGACCACGCCAACGCCTCAAACCCGACAATATACAACTCGCTCGATCTGACCGGTTTCCCGTAAACCCTCAACCCGCAAACCATTATAAAAGCTCTCCGATTTCAACCCGCAAAGTGTCGTCCTCATAAATTTTTATAACATTACCTGTATTCGTCATATAATCCCCTCCTTGAGCTGATTTGATCACCACCGTGCCGTCATTATCAACCCGGAATTCCGCGCCCGTAGGATCGCCAATCGCGTCCTTAGGCCCGATAAACAGAGTGCCAGCGGTAATATCCCCCAAATCGGTGGACAAAGCGGCCAGCTTTTCCACATAAATCTGCTCCGCGTGTACCTGCCGCTCGAACCGCAATTCATGGATTTGATGAGCAACCGGCATACTTGATCCAGTGAGAAACAGGCGGCACCGCTTCCCCGGAATACGAGGCGGCAACAACGCGACATTCTCCCCCGCAATCAACTCCCAATAAGCAGCAGCAGCAGTTGACTGGTCCGCCTTGGCAAGCATTGTCCCGTCAGTCAAGCTATGGTCGACATTCGAATTCGCCCCGAACCATTGCCAATTATCTTGCCCGTCAACATCGACCCCGCAATACACCCGCGCCCCGCCGTTGTTAACATAGACCTGGACAAGATCGATAAGAAACCCAACGCCGAAATCAAACTCAATCCAAAAATCATTTGCAGGTGTGCCAGTACGGTCATAAGCAGGCCCGCCGCTCACATAGACCCGGTTATAAAGCTCGTCCAAAGTAGCTTGTTGCGTCCCCTCGCTATCGGAAATACCGACGCTCTGCGCGATAGAAGACGCCGTTCCACTCGCCCCATACGCAAGAGGCTCAGCAGAAACGACATTCGACTCCTCCCCCTGCCCGAAAGCATCAAAAGGAACAACTTTTACATAATGGACCACTTCCGCCTCAAGTCCGTCAATAGTAACGCTTTTCGCTTCCCCAACCGCAACGCCCGCAATCCTGACAGGCGGGGAAACCGTATCGCAATAAATGACAAAATGGGTCAAGTCAATATCTCCAGGATAAAACGTGCTCCAATCAATTTTTAACGCCTCATAAAGAGGAATTATTGTTGGATCATACCCCAGAAATGTGGGCGCATCATTCGTCACAATCAAAACCGCGTCATTGGTAGACTCGCCGCCAGCATTGACCGCGACAACCTTAAAAGTGACGCTTCGCCAAGGCCCGCCATCAGCCGTCTGCATATCGGACGTATAATTATAAAACAGGTCTTTTGTTTGCACCTCCCGCTTCACAACCCCGCCCACCTCGACCCGGACCCGATAACGCTCCGCCCGCGCAACCGATGACCACGACACCGCCCACGCCCTACCATCGCTATTATTGATCAACGCCAAATTCGTCACATCACCAGGCGGGATAACCGAAGTGACAACACCACTCCACACCTGCCAATCACCCCGCGTCAATCCATACCCCGCAACCCGGATAGTGATTGACCCATAAGGCACCGAAAAAGTAATTTCTCGCCCGGAAGTCTCCCCTATCCGTGTCCATGTGGTCATACTATAAGAATATTCAACAATATAAGAATTCGCGCCAGGCGCGGGATTCCATGAAACATTGAGCATCGGATTTTCAACCGTACCCGTCTGCACCACCCACAACATCCCAATATTAGGCCGCTCAATAACTCTAGGGTCAGGCAACTCCCATCCCGCAGGCTCCGCAGGGACCGCCCCGCCGTCAGCAGTATGGACCTCGTTATCCTCACCGACCGCAACAATTTGCACATACGACATATCAAGCGGCCTGATATCAACGATCCGCATTTTTCGCCCAACCTCGCCGCCCTTCCCGAAAATATATTGAGTATTTTCACGATTCCCGCCGATATCAGGCGTAAAGCCAGGGGAAGAAGCCAAAATCGCTTGATTCGCATTTACAGTCTGGTATACCTGGATAGGCCCAACCGTGGACCCGTCACGCTTCCTCAAGGCAATAAAATGATCCTCGCCAATAACCCATTGGAAATCGTCACTTCCGGTAATCAACAACGAAACACCATCCCATCCAACCACATCGCCAGCCCTCCCCCAATTAACCTGCTGGTGGCAAACCAGGATCAACGACAACAAGCCGGGGATATGCCCTTCAAGTCCAGTCGTAAAACTTGCAATGGTTCTCCTCTTCCGGTTACACGCCGACATATAACACGCTTCCCGGTACGCATGGTCCCTGACACAACAGCCAAAAAACTTTAGCTTAGCTTTTTTAACCGGGCTTGAAGTATAAACATCACTCGTGACCTCCCGCCATACAAGGCGATCTCTATCGAAATATTCAAGCGTTACCTCATCCGCCGTCTCCTCATTCGGGATAAGGTATTCCATAGAAAAACTTCCTCGCTTGATATTTCTAGGCGAAAATTGAGCAACCGGCAAAGAAACATATTCATCACGCACAAAATCAAACTTGCCAAGCTGCACAAACGCCTTCGCCCTACCTACTCTCGCAATTTGGCTGATAGTATCAAACAACACACCATGACTATCAAAAACCCCATCAAAATAATCCCCCCGCGCTTCCCATGTAGCCGCAAGAGTGCTGAGCGTAGTACTGTTTAAAGCAAGGTCAGACAATCCAGCCTCCTTGATCGCATCCTTGATTGCATAAGCAGGATTCCTTGTAAAAGATGGATCCGCACCGTCCCAGCCGCTCAACTTCCGCCTTACGGTGAAATTTATCTGCCTTTGCGATAGCGATGAAATCTCATCACTCGCGACCATACGCACGTAAACCAGAGTTTCATCAGCATAAACAGCGGTACCAACCTTGAACCCGGTCAACCCCGTAAAATATATTTTATGCCCCGCCCGAGGTGATGTATCTTCCAAGTCGGTCCTATGCGCATACACCTGCCATCGGCCGGAAGGGACAAAGAACCAGAATGTCGTTCTGATAGGCGTGATTGTCGCGTCAGTAATTATGCGAGTACCCAAAAGTTCATAATCAGAACCTATTGGGTCCCCAGAATCATCAACCCGCCTCCCCCACACCTCGAAAATTACGCTTTTTTCGCTAAGCCCCCCGCTATCATTCGCGTAATACAACCCTCGCCCACAAACAAAATCGCACTTGATGCGACTTATCGTTGTTCCTGCAGGATTAACAATAAGCTCATTTGTATGAGTGCCCATCTCCATTTCTTGTGCGGCAGGATCAGCGTTATAGACAGCCTGTGGGTATTCGTAGACAGGCTCTCCAGGGTGATAAACGACATAAGACACCCCCGTCGTGAAATCCGCAAAATCAACACTGCCGATTTTTGGCGACAAAACATCATAATCGCCCCTGCCGATGCAAAAGAGTTGATGCAGAATTTGATCATTATCATCAAAAACAGAATATGGCTGAGCCGCATAATCAGGAAAGACAGGATGTTCGCCATAGATAACAGGAATTGGCTGACCAAGCCGCGCTGAATTCCCCCGCCCGTCAATGCTATAAACCGGCGATGCTTGGCCGATGGTTGACTGCGCTCTCATCACCCCTGGAGTAGCAGGCGGCGGCAACAGAATATTTACCAGCATCGACCCCGCAGTGGCGACTACGGCAGCCGCGACCGCTGCCCCAAACTGTGAACCAAACATTGCAACCCCAGCAGGCCCCCCGACCCAAGCAGCGACCACAATCACCGCAACCGTCGCAAGAACCCGCAACGGGTTAGATCCGCCGTCTCCGCCACCATGAGGAAGCGCAACAAAAATTACCGCCGCACTATCAACAACAACCGGGTCATCCCATTGCTCCCGTAAAACCGCCACACCGTTCACGACGCAAAAAGTAGGCGACTGAAAGGAAATACCGAATTCCTTGATGATTTGGTTGACAGACTGCGACTTTTCAAACTCGAAAAGTTCTTTCCTTGGATTAAGAAAAGGCTGAAAAGGACTATGTACGTGAATTATCGCAGCTTTCATAATGATAGAATGTCAAATTCCCCCACCCGGCAAGCCGTAAATTGGTCAAATTAGAAAAAACAACCCCCATACCACGCGCACAATGAATCACCCCGCCGCCATCGACATCAAGCCAAACACCGACATGAGTAGGGTGATTTACATGCGCCATAAAAACGACATCGCCATGGCATGGCCCGCTGACCTCTACCCACCCGTTTCCAAGTGCTTTTTCAATAGCTCCACGGATCACCCGAGCAACCTGCAAAAGCTGATCCTCGTTCACAAAGCTAACAGGGACAACACGCCCGAAATGTTCAAGTTGGATATGCCGCATAAACGTCCCACAATTGAACGCATCAGGACCAACAGCGTCCTTTCGCCACGGCAACCCAATATATTTTTCGAACTCGTTTGCAACCACGGCACCCATCACGTCACCAACCCGGGGAATTTTTCCACGGTATAAACATTAGGCGGGAATGGCCGATTAACGATATCGTTAAAACTTGCCCGCATAGAAATTTGAAAAACGTTCGCATTAATTGATTTCACCTTCATCGCCAACGGCGGATTCATCTGGCAACCAGTCGCGCCGACAGGTTGCGTGCCGGTGTCAAGATCAAACAAATACGGTCGATAAGTGACCGTGATATGATCACTACTTCCAACAGCAAGCTCAATATTCGCCTCAATATCTCCAGAGACATTATCCATTGTGATAATAATCTCTGAAACACCGTCATCTGAAATGTCAGCGAGCTTAAAATCAAAACTGAACGGTTGATAATCCACCGCATCAAGGTGGTGTTGCCGATTATCCCTTACCACGCGGATCGGTACAGAAAATGCAGGATGAGAAACCGTTATCGTATGAAGAATAACAATATTTGTAGGCGCACTCGCATACGCTTCTTTTATTGCTTCCTCATAACTCATAAGTAGGTATCCAAAGTTGTTTCACTCATGAAAATTCTATCCGATATTTCAAGCACCGCCGAAACATCCCACATCACGCACGAATCATTAACCGTTTTCGACTTCCACATTTTTTTGAATTTCGCCTGATAGAAAACCTTTCCCGATCCCGACGCAAGAACCAACCACACGCCGAACCAATCAGCACCATTGTGGATCTTATACCTGTGCCACGCCTCGAAAATCTCATGCTGCAGCCTACTATACCGCCACGTAACACTAACCATGGTAGGCGCACAGGTGAACAAATTTCTTGACCTGCTAGGCCCCTGATCCCACGTGGTCCGAGCAACCGGGTCATCAGGCTCAACCGTCATCCCAGGCGCAAGATTAAGCGGTAAAATTCCAGGATAATCAGCCATAATATTTAACCCCGATACGCGCCGAAAGCGCGGCTTAATCCATACGTCCTTTCAAACGTCCTTGTGAGTTGCCCCTTGCCGTCCGCGACATTGCCAGCCATCCTGCTTTCAATCTGATCAATCATTATGTCAATACTCATCCCGCCGTCAGGTGTTTGCGAATCAGAAACGTTCGCAGACGCACCAGGGGTATTATAAACATTGACCGTAACCCCTCCACCTGGAGAAACACCCCTCGGCAACACCGTTTCCCCCTGTTGAAGGATCGCGGGGAATTCGTCAGGGGCAAGGCCATTATGCAATCTCGGAGCATCATAGAACAAACTACTTGGCAACTGAGCCATGCCGTTCCCCCAACCGCCGAAACCAACCTCACCGCCCGAATGCGTCCACACCCCAGTAGTCGTGCCTGTCGTCGTCGCCGCAGCAGTTCCCCCTGAAAATAACCCTTGAACGAAACCACTAAACGCAGAAGATAGCGGCCCGGTGATACTCTGTTGAATCTGAATACGCGCCAGATCCATCAAGATAGAATCAACCAACCCGGAAACATCCGCTTTCCCTTTAACAACGAACGCCGCAAGCTCATCCGTCATCCCGTCAAAAGCACTTTCCGTCGCGTCGGCCACATCCTCAAAAATGTTTTTCGTTTCCTCGGCATACCCACGCGCCCCAATCTCCACGCCTTCCCAAAAACCTTCTATTTTTTTATTTTCATTGATATACGACTCAACCGCTGCCGCCTGCCGCCTCGCCAACTCCTCATCAAGTTCCGCAAGCTTTTCAAACGTCACGCCAGGGATATCAATCAACCCAGGCAAAGCATCCCTCATGGCAAAAAACTGCTCATTGATATCAGCAAGCCCTCGCTCGAACTCAGGCATTGCGCTATTGGAGATTTCTACATACTTATTTTTCAACTCATCAAGACTTGCCCCGCCATATTTACTATCAGAGATAATCGCACCAACCGCCTTTTTCTCCGCATTATCCAACGCAGCAATCGCCGCATTAATATCCGCACTCGACTTGCCAAGCAGGTTGCCGCCCTCAATCGCCTCCTGCCTGTGCCCCGCAAACTCTTCCCGGACCCTGGCAACCGCCTGCTCTTGCTCGGACAGCCCCGCAACAACAGCCTCATTCCATGACTTATGCGCATCGGAAACGGCAGAAGACAGATTTGACATTTTCCCCATTTCGTCATTACTGACCGCAATCGCCTCAGCATGTTGCCGCCAAGAGTCGATCAATGCGTTATCTGCCCCAGGCTTCTCCCGCAGCTTCTCGGCCTTGATACTTATATCGGCAAGTTCTTTCTCAAGACCTGACAGCCCAGCGGTTTTCATCTCGTTCTGCAGATCATCCGCAACCTTCTTCCAATCCTCAGCAATCTTCTTCGCCTTCTCGATATCATCTTTATTTGGCCCAACGCTTCCCTCTTTCTTCTTCGGCGTATATCCATAGAACGCATCAAGTCCGGCAACCATATCCTGCAAACCGCTTATCTGCTCTCTGCCAAGTACCCCCTGAAGCTCTGCGATCTCCTCTTTCAACCTATTGACGTTCTCCGCCCCCGCCTGCGCATCTGGGAATACGGAAAAGAGATACCACGGCTTTTCTGTTGCGTCAGCCGCCGCCATCTCCTCATTAAGGGAAGCAATGCGATTCTCTATCTGTTCAATTTTCGGGATCAACTCACCGGTACTTGCATCACGCTTGCCGGCAAGAACATCAAAGATCTCAGATAAATCTTCAGCAAGCCCTTTCTGAGCACGATACATAGAGCCAAAATCGCCAAAACTATTACCAAGTGCCTCGCCGGTTTTTTTCAACGCCTCATTTAAGACGACTACCGCCCCGACAGCAAGCACGTAAGGATTACGGCTAACCGCAATATTCATTGCGAGTTGCGCGCCCTTCGCAACAATCAAAACCTCGGCAAGCATTTTCAATTCATCAGCATATTCCACGGCAGCATCTATCACGCCCCGGAACATCACAGGCATATCCTGTTTGATCAAATCGTCATTGTTTTCCCGCAACTCATCAATCGCGCCGGAGATATCAATAATCCCATCCGCCAAAATGCCGGTAAACCCGCCCGCTCGATCAGTCCCGGCGATAAATGCACCAATCGAATTATTCAGCACCGTCAACGATTGCCCGACCGTTTTGGGCATTCTGTCGAACTCTCTGGTTATCGCGTCGCCCTGACTCACCAGCGCACCGATTACCTTACTGGTGACAAGCTCACCTTCCGCACCCATTGCCCTTAATTCTCCGATGGTAGCGTCCATACCATCGGCAATAGCCTCTGCAAGCCTTGGAGCCTGCTCAAGCACAGAATTCAACTCCTCCCCGCGCAACACCCCGGACGCAAACCCTTGACCAAGCTGGACAAGAGCAGCATTCGCAGCCTCAGCAGACGCGCCGGAAATTATCAGAGATTTATTGATCGTGTCGGTAACAGTGAGCCGCTCCTCATCTGCAATGTTCAACTCCTTTGTGGACCGCGCAATCCTCGCATACAGATCAATCGTGCCGCTATAAGCAACGCGAGTATCCTGTGCTATATCAAACAGTCGCGCATCGATTACCGCCATTTCCTCCTTGCTATCAGTGACCAAACTCAACCGGCCTTCCAGGTTCTTATATTCGTCAGCGGTGCGGATAATCTCCGCGACTCCGAACCCCACACCGACAACACCGACAAGCCGCCCCATAGAGGAAAAGAGAGAATCAGAAGAATCCTTCATCCGCTCAAATGACCCGGCAGCTTCCGCCCCCGTCTTCTTCGCCTGGCTGCTCAACTGCCGAAGGTCGCCCTCAGCCTGCTTGACAACAGGACGACCCTTGTTATCAGCCTCAATAATAATGCGATATCTATTTTCACTCATGAACGACCCAATCAAGAAAAGGAAAATTTCTTCTTCAGAAACAGCCTCATAAAGCCAATATCCAACCAATATGACAATGAAAACGCATCAGCAGAAAATGGAAATCCAGCCTCAATCAATCTCACCGTTTCGAAAAGTGAAGCAACATACTCGGAAGGACGATAATCCCTGATTTCGCAAGCCAGGCAAACATCTTTCAAAAACTGCCCATTGTTCGCCTGGCATTTTTTTCGCCTCGCATCAGTACATCCGCCGTCAAAGTAGTTTTCAATTTCTTCATCAAGATTGAATTCAGGCTCAATTATAAAGGGTCTTGCCCTTCGCTTCCCCCCATAACGATATTGACCGGACCAGAACTTACCCGCGTCCCCTCAAATACCTGCATCCCCAGGACAGCAAGAACGTCAGGCGCATTTTCCGCAAGCAACTCTTTCCAATCCTCCCGATAGCCAACAGAACCAGGCTCGCTGGAAAATGGTTCGCCATCAATCCCGAACGTCCCCGCCTTGAACCCTTCAACGATAGCCAGAGCGAACTCAACATTTGCTTCCTGAGCCATCAAATACACCGTATTGCCTTCCCTCTTGTACTTGCTCGCCCGATACGCAGCCCTTTCCTGATTTGTCGGGGTGCGGTAATGAAGCTCATGGATATCACCTGAAATTCCGTCAGCAATCTCCAAAACGTTTTTTGCTTTTAAATCTCTCATCTATAACCTCTTTAGAATTTATCTATCACTCATGGATGATAGTTTAGCCTATAACGATGACAATTTCATCATCTTCGTTGCCAGAAAACTTCAAACCGATATCATACGCCGCCATACCGCTTCTGTCCTGGTACTTATTGCTGGAAAATCCAGCCTCATAAGCGGAAAACATGACGACATTCCCCTTCGCGCCGCTCTCTGTATAACCAAGGCAGAAAGAAATATACTTCGCAGCTCCAGCCCCCCATGTGCTCCACGGATTAAAAACAGTCAGATCGTCAACCAGCGGGTCAACGCCGCCCGTGCACCCCCTATCCGTAATGCCGACCTCACCAGAACAATTTGAGGCATTCACATTCGGGATCAACGTAACCTTCGCCCCCAGGTCAACGCCGAACTTCGTAAAACTCGGCTTGAAAACATTCGTCAACCCTACCCCGGCCCCGCCATTATCGGCAATGATAAGGTTTGACCGGCAAACGGAAGGAGGGGACCAATCAGGGAAATCAATACCAGCGATAGCCGCCAGGTCAACCGGATCAGCCCACAACCCGGTAAAGCTGAAATTCAGCTTCGGCACAGAACCGTCTTCAAGGGTCATCTGCATATTGCCAAGAGCCCCAGGTGACTCATGCCTGATATCGTCCATCTGGTAAAGCATGTTGATCGACCCATCAACAGATTTCTGGAAATCAGATGTCGGCATGAACGCCGCGCCGCGCCACATAACAGCCGCAGCACTGAATACAGCGGTAACAATCGCCAATCCTGTAGGAGCATTGTCAAGATCGCGTTTCAACTCCTGCGTTTCCGTAAGCGTAACAACGGACGCAGAAGGAACCGCAATCGCCACCAGATCATTATGAGCCGCATCAGCGTCCGAATCCTTCCGCCTGCCAAGACTCAGCACAACCGCCTTGACATTCACAGGCACGCCCCCGGAATCCTGCACCAGCCAGACATTTTCAAACGGCGCAAGCTCATCACAATTATCACCATTGACAATTTCCATGATATAAACCTTATCGCACGTCGCCGCGTTCGCGCCATTTGAATCAAGCCATGTTAGAGACGCGGGAACCATCCCGCATGCACGCAGAAGGTGGTGCATATAAAAAGTACTTTCCGGCGCGATTGCATTCCCGCTTCCCTTCAATTCTGTTTCAAAGGAAATGTTATTCAATTTTCGCCCGATATTATCCAAGGTTTTGGTGAACGTAGTCCGCACATAATCGCGCTTAATCGTCTCCGCCTGCGGGTCGATATTCGGACTTGACACAATCAACCCGAGATAATTAGTGCTATCGTATGGAGTGGGCGGAATTCCATAATTACCCGCCCCCTCAGCACCGATCAAAATTGCCATCTTATTTGTAAACTTTCGCCCCATCACACACCCCCAATTAAATTTTGCTCATGCCTAAAAATAAAGTCCAGCCGCGCAACACCGATAGGCGGCGCATAACCGACATTGAAACCAACTACAGAAAACGCGGACGCTGAAGAATCCGCGCCCGTCCACCGCAGACCAAAAACCACACCGCCGAGATTCACCGGCTCAGAGAAAACCGCCTTCAATACTTCAGCCTGCAAATCCTCCAAAACAGTAGACGGCTTATGCTGCTCATATACATAACAGAACACCGAAACGCCCCGGTCAACAACCTGCCTATTACTCTGCAACCCACGATCAAGCGGCATAACACTCCCAGGGATAACAAGAAGGGCCGGGAACCGCTGCCCTATCTCATCAGGCCATTTGAATTGCCTGTCAACGAACTCGACATTGACCGCAAACCCGTTCTCCTTCCGGATCGTCTCCAACCGCAATTTTAGCGCATCAAGAACCTTATTTCCGTCACTCATCACCGCACCAACAAGACAGTTCTTGAAGCATGCGCCGCGCCTGTATCAGTATCCGTATCAATCCCGACCGTAATCTGCAACTCGAACTCCTCATCAAACTTCTTTTCATAGTCGTCCCGCCTCTTCGTATGGATCTCAGACCCCATTGACGCAACCTCATCAAAAACATGATAAAGGGCACGATACACGGAGGCCTTACGCAACTGCTCCTTACCCGCCAATGTGACATACGCAGGATCAATTCCCTTCGCCTTCAACCTCAAATCGATATCTTCCGCCGCCATATCATGTTTTTTGCGCCACTCGCCCGTGACGGACAGCTCCAACGCCCGCTTTTCGTACCGCTCAAAATCAGAATCCCGTGAATAGGTCCCCATTTATTTACCCTCAAAAACTTTATACCGGCCAGGCGAAGAAACGATCCTCACCCCGGATGTACTCTTTGAAAAAATCTTTCCCCGCTGCAAAATCTCAGCAACCACGCTTCCGACAGGCGCAAGCTCGCTATAAGTGATCAAATAAATATCAAAAGGCTCAAGAAACGACTCCCCGCCGTCAATATTGACCGAATAAAAACCGAGCCAATACTCCCCGAAAACAGGCATTGAAAATAAAAACCTATTCGTCTCAAATCCGCCGCCCGGATAAACAACCCCCGCTCCCTCATAAACCGTAACCCCAGCACTCGACAAAGTACCAGGTGACGGCTCATCTGCAAATGCAACAACTTTTGTTTTCAAGAATTTGGAAGAAGCCCAATCGAAGAAGCTGACATAAAAACCATCGACAATTTTTACCTCTACAGGTCCGAATACCACCAAGTCGTCAAGCGTTTTGGACCATGCTATTTCCCAATTAAAAACACCATAACCGCCATCCTCCCGCCAACCGCCAACCCCGTAGAACGAACAACTTTGCCGGATCGCCGCCCGCGCATCAAAATAATTCCACCCCGGATTATCAGACAACAATTTTCCATACATCGCAGCAGTCCGCGGTGCCGCCGCTGACTCATAATAATCAGCCCCGCAAAACTCAAGACCAGGACCGAAAGATTTATCCGGAATATTATTCTCATGGAAATAATCAGTAAGATTCCCCGCCGCCGCAACCTCACACGTCGCCCCGGACGTTTCGCCAAGCAAAACCTCACCGATGACCATGGCAGGGTATTCACTATCAATCAACGCCCACAACCTGCCATTCTCCCTATCCGTAACCGTGACCCTCGACAACCTGCACCCTGACGTTTGCCCCCACACCACTTCGTGCCTCGCAAAATCATTCACGCTGAAATTGACCACCTGCACATATTTTGGTTGCGCCGCGCCGACATACGAATCAAACCGCATCGCAGCAGGAGACTCGACCCGCGCATAAGTATTGTCATGATGTGGGTACACTCTCAACAAAGAGTTCGCTGGCCGCATTCCCGCGCTGAAATACTTGGTTTCCTGAACCTGCTGGTATTCCTCCACCCAGCCATAAGGCAACACCGCAAGAACCTCCTCCTTCGTATATCCAGTCAATCCCGCCGCGTTTGAATAATCAGTTTTCCCCAACACGAACGTATTTTCATTACCAAGAGACGACACAGACCACACGCCGACAACATCACGCCTCAATCCCCCCATCGCATACTGGACCGAAGGATAACTTGACTCCAGAAAAATGAAATCAACCCCGTCAACCGCTTCCGGCCAACACTGCCGCGCCACGCCTCGCGCCCCCCATGTATGGTCATCAGCGAAAACAATTGCCCAACTCATTTATAAGTCCTCGACCTCTATTTCTGCGTCAATTTCATACCTATTCCCGGCAGAAGTGACCGACAAAAACGAAATCTTATAAGGCGATAACGCTTCCACACCACCCTTAATCCTGCATTTCAACTGAGTATTGTCAGCAGAAAGAATCAACGGTTCAGACTCATCATAGACAGTATCCGCATTCCCGGACAGATTGTTGCCGTCCTTATCATAACAAACGACAGCGCAACCCGGTAAAGCCAACACCTCTAAATCTTCCAGCTCACCGCTGAAATCTCCGCCTATCCAGAATTCTTCATATGGCTGTTTTGAAATCAGCATAAAAATCACCGATTACGGATTATAAAGAGTAAACTGCGCCGCAGTATCAACAGATTTCCCTAACCTTATCGTCACGTTACACACGCTTACAGGATTAACAGTTGTGCTGTATATATTCATATTGATGTCTCCAAGCTCAGCAGGAATATGCAAAAGCCCTTCAATTAAAGTCCAGCCAGCCATAGCCGGAGTTGACTCATCCGCGCCATATACGCTTTGAGTAAATGGCTCAAAGACATCTATCTGGAAACCGACTTTAGGCTCAACATCAACCCCTTTGAGCCAATACGACACGTAAAGATTTTTCCCCTCAACATTTTTACTACGCAACAAATCTGAAAGTAGATAACCACCAAAGCCTAAAAAATCCCCAGGAACAAGCGTCACCATGTTACCAAGCATCCCACCATCAGCAACGGCGAATTTGCTTTCGAGAGTACCGACTAGCCCTATAGGCGCGATCCATGGATGAGCAGCACCCAACGAAAACAGCGGATCAGCAAAAAAGTTCGCGTACTTCAACAAGTAATTGTTGTTATTCATCATCGCTGCCATCTTTGTGATTTTTTTCACCTAATCACCTCATATGAAATAAAAAACCGGGTTCGGGTGGAACCCAAAACCCGGTTTTTTCGGATTAATATCAAAAAACTACTTTTTACCCGTTCGTTACCATCTTAACTATCCGGATATTCTTCTTCCCCCACACCCTGTCCCAATTTAAGGCTAATGCAAGCTCCGCGTTCGTGGGCGACGCCTTCGCAACGCTTGCACCGGTGAACTTGATACCGCGCGGATGCAGAAGGAAATGACGACGGTGGTAAATCTCAGTGATACCGCGCTTAGGCACCCGATCCATTTCGAAAGGATGCTTCGGCAACCCCTCACCGCTCGCAACCGCACCTGCACCGAACAGATAAGAAGTATACCGATAACCGCCAGTGCAGGCAACCATAGGGCAAGTATCATCGACAACCACCATTCTGCCGAATAGGGTGGGTATTCCCTTTAACCCGAAATTCGGCGCGCCCTGCATCGTGGAAGTGGACCCGTCAGAATTCACAGTCTGGATATATTCGATCATGCCCAACTTTTCCAGATTGTGATAAGGAATCGAATGCATCGCAATAGCGGTCAACTTACCGTGTGCATCTCCGAGTTTCGCCTTCGCGTCAATTATAGCCGCGCCGGAAATGTAATTATCAGGGGTTGCGTTGGCGATATCCGCAACGGACGCATCAAGGATCAAATCGCCGCCGTCATTCGCCAGGTTATCGGCAAAAACTCCATCAAGTTGCTTCAGCAAAATTCGCTGATTCTCCCGCGCCCAATATCCGCCGATCATCATAGCAAGAGCATCAACCGGATCATCACCAGCAATTGCAGCTGACAAATCAGACGCACCCCACGCATTTTCCCGGAACAACTTCACCGCAACGTCACCGCTCTGGTCAATGGGGTTAATGGTGGTATCGACAGTATCGTCAATGACCTGAGAGTCCTGGTCAACGTCCTTCCAGAACGGCATATCAATCAGCTTGCCGCCTTCTTTTGCCTTGGCGTCGAACACCGGGTCAGGAACGATAATTCCAGCCATAACCAGGGCGGAAAGACTTGTAGAATATTCAATAACGTGCGGAAGGAATTCTTCCGGCACAATGGTAATATCTGAGTAAAGAGTAGGAGCCATATCACACCAGCCTTTTTATTTTACGCCGCCGTTGCAATCCCCGCCTCAGCCTTCATCTTCGCGGCCAGGCCAGGGTTTTCAGCGGCAATTTTACTTTGCAGAGTTAAATTGCGAGTTTCCTTCTTCCAGGGGTTGACCTGGCCGCCCATCGCGGGCTTACGATCTCCACCATGCGCCCCAGAACCGCCTTGTCCGGGGTCACGCAAGATCGCGTCTTTAAACGCCGAATTTTCGACAACAAACTTGATTGCTTCCTCGAACGAAGCCAACTCCCCCGGTTTCGTCTTGGAATAAATATCATTGCCGCCGAACTTCGCCACAACAGCACCGCCGTCGCGCACCTCAAAATACTGGCCGAAATACGCCTCAGCAATTTCAGCAGGCAAAACCGTATTATCCGCCAGGAATTTAGACCCGACAAACTGGTTTGAAACCGACAATTTGCGGATCAACTTGTCTTTTTCCTCGGAAACCGCTTTTCCTTCCGCAATTTTTTCTTCGTAGGTCTGTGAAATCTGCGCCTTGATCTGCTCAATCTGAGTTTTCGCGTCCTTGTTATTTTCCTTGAACGCCTTCAACTCCTTGATCTCCGCAGCCTCAAGCCCATCGAACGGCTCAAGCTTTGCTTTCAGCTCCTTGATCTCATGTCTGCGGCTCGCAGATTCACGATTCAACTCGCTGACCTTCTCCGGTGCGGTGAAAACTACTTCCTCGCCCGCATCGCTGAGCAACACAGCATTTCCGTCCCTGATGACCACGAATCCGTTTTCGTCGGTTTTTGCTTTAAAAGGCATCTCGCTTTTCTCCGTATGGCTCCCGCCAGATATAAATAAAATTTAATTTTAGAACTATTCACCATGGATCATAATTTCTATGGCACCAAAATGTCAATATTTTTTTTCACTTCCCCCGATCACAACAACCTCTTCCGCAAAATCAGACTCCTGTAATCCCTGTCCGACCGCCTTGATGCTGAAATAATAAGTCTTACCAGAAACCAACCCATTGACCGTAATCGAACAACAAGACCGCACATCAGGACCACAAATCTTTTCCCACGTCATGGAGTAGCTCCTGGATTTCGTTCCCCGATACAACCGATACCCAGCCAGAAATTTTTCCGTGTTCGGACTCCAGCCAAACGTCGCATCAGCGGCAAACGAAAAACTCCCTAAAAAAATGAGAACCGCTATCACCCAGACCGACACAATTTTTTTCATGATCCCCAATCCTCCATTTTTTTCTTTCCAGACGAAAAACCACTCACCATGGATAATAATTTTTCCGAGAACACAAATCAATTTTTTCCAGAGAAAAAACCAAAAAAAGGGGGACTATAGGGGGAATAAAAAAAGAATGGTATGGTATGGTAAGGGGCATTGCCAGCGCATGTGTAACAGCATTACCGGGGCATATGCCTCAGCAATGCGGGCGCATAAAAAAAACATCTCTTAAAATCATACAGTTACACGTATTTTCTCTTTAAACTTCTGTAATTTTGGGTCATTTGCCCCTTTTCACGATGTTACACTCTCCAAAAACATTTTTTTTCTCGGGAAAATTTTCAGGAAAAAAAATGCGATTTTATGCGATTCAAAAAACCGCATTGCTCTACGCATTACGGGCGCATTACGGGCGCATATGCGGGCGCATTGCTAGGTTAAATATATTATAAAACCAGCATGTTACATATATTTTCTAGCTTAAAAACAAAAAAGCCCCAACCTTGGCAGGCAGGGGCTGATTTAATCTTTTTTTTGGAGAAAATTAATCAGTCAATACGATATCAATCAGGCTCGAAATTGCTCCACATGCATATTGGACTATCTCCTTTTCTTCCAGGATATCACCCCCCCAGTCAAGGGATCTATCAATCATTTTCGCAACGCCTGACGCCTGGCGCAACACATCTTCGTCTCTCCCTGTAATATTACGTTGCGGCACAAAAAATCCCGTTAACCGCGCATCCTGCACACCCTCTCCATTCTCACTTGATGCATGTCTCATAATTGTCCCCATTCCACACCTATACACTGAATTTATAATTAACAACCGTTAATCCGTTTAGCGGTTAATAAACCTCATTTGCATTAAGGAACCGTTACGTTAGCGTTAGGAATCGGTTAGGGGGCATAAATACATAAGGGAAAAACAGGGAGAAAAATGTCAACCATTGACAAATGACCAGGACAGACATTACAGTTTGCGGGCATGTCTTCGTTCAGTTTCAGCAAAACACACCAACCAGACCACCAAGGAATACTAAATGAAAAACTACTTTTTACTATTATTCATCATGACATTTATCCCCTCATGCGCAAACCTGCAAGTCGTCAGAAATTACGAAATACCATCAACAGAATCCTACTGCGAAGCAAAAAGTATAACCGTCGAAAACAATGCAGAAGAAAAAGAGAGCAGAACATCATTCATGTCTGATTCAAGATGCTATCTCAATAATCTATCGACAAAAACAAAAATGACAATTGAAGAAGATATGAGAAATTTCTTTGAAAAAAACTGCAATATAAATGACAAATCTAACATAGATTTGACCATCACCATAAACGAAGCGAACAGCTACATGGCAATGACAGCAGCAGATACTACCCCATTCATAAGCCTTGCAACAATGTTTTCTGACAGCGTTTACGGTATGGATATTGAATTTCTTTTCGAGATAGAACAAGACGGAAAAGTAATCAAGAATTACAATTACAAAAAAACAATAAAGATAGAAGATGGTGATCCTAACAATATAGGCGGATCATACGAAAGACTTCTCGTAAAATATTCAGAAATAGTATTCACGGAAATTGATAACAAATTCATCCGGAGATATTTTTAATCATACATCCGCTTCATATCGTCACGATAATTGTCACGCACCTTAACCCATTCATGCCAATACAATTTGTATTCATCCTCATACGGCTCGAACTGATTCAAGTAAACCATCCCGACATTGGTAAGCAACTCGAAATTACAGGCATCGAGCATCCGGACCCCATGCACCTGGAAGACATGGAAATTATGCTGATCTTCAGGGAACCAACTGCACCACCGGATGTTGTCCTCAACGTCGAACTCAAGCAGTCCAACCTTAAATTGCAACCTCTTTAATCCGCCCGTCTCCTGGATAGTGAACACAGCACCTGTGTCAATAAGGGCAGTGATCTTTTCTTTAATCTCACCAGATATCATTTGACTATCTCCTCAATACTTTTCCCGTTTATTTCTATAACCCTATGCTTCTTGAACACCGCCAAAACCTTTTCCCGCTCAATAGGCCCGCTTGTCCTGATCGCGGTAACGCCCCAGATATCAATACCATGCTTGAAAATAGTCTCATTAGAATTTCTTACTGAATTTATTTTCCATCCTGACGGTTCTATTTTCCTTGTACGGATAACTGATTCTTCCGTGACATCGCCATACAAATCACTCTCATAACTGATAGCATCGACCCTTGATAACTCGGAAATTTCCCACTCTATCGACCTTTCCTGAACAGATCTGTTGCTCTTAATCCTCGTGAAAAAGTAATTTGCTCCGCCTGATGTCATATCAGAAGACTGGGACATTGTTCTATCAACGTTTATTCCCCGCCGCAGACGTTCGTTTGTTGCGGAAAACTCCCCCCCGGAATTAAGAACATTGTCAATCAATCTATCCATGCTAAGCCCACCCTGGACAGAATGCAGGAGCTTATACCCCTTCATATCTTCCGCTATCTGCTCAGCTGGCAAATCAAACCGCCGCCACACAACCCGTCCATGGCCGAAATGATTGTACTCACCCATAGGTTTATACGCCGCATTCCCGCGCACCTTAACCCCTTCCCTTTCAAAAAAATCCTTGATCTTTTCGACCTTCTCTTTCGCCGGTAAATCTGAATTCCAAATCACTTTGTACTCTGATTTCAAATCATCACCGCGCAGATAAGCATGCTTGTGCAAATAGACCAGCTCGATATAATCAGGGTCCGCAAGCTTATTCTTTATCCCGATATCGGCAATGGCGTCAACCATCGCCTGGATATTCTTCTCCGTCGCCCCGCCATCCATAAACAAATCCATCTGCCCGCGCAAAGCATACTTATTATCGCCATACGTCCATGGCACATACCGGGCAGCAACATCGCCGGACAAGTCGAAAGAATAGATCTGTTCATCGGAAAGATAATAAGGGGTGTTGTCGCCCTCAATCTTTGCCACGCCATTTTCAACCTTCTTGCCCTCGACCTTGAAAATTTCCTTCTTTGGCTTCACCGCCCCGCGCATCCTTTCTTCAACCGCCTTCTCAACTGCTTTATGCGGCTCATAAAGGAATTGCTCAATCTTACCGGGGAGGATCTTTGAAGCAATCGCCTTTTCCACGTCCTCAATTGCAAGAAGGTACTTCATCGCCATCTGCTTCTGCTGTATCGTCCCGCTGGCAACCAGTTTCTTGAGCGGTTCAACCTGCGCCTTCATAAGCGCCACTTTCTCCTGATTATACACACCGTCCTTGGCATGATACGCGACAGTCTTCACCCCCTGCAAAACATTGCCATAAAAAACATCTTCAGGCAGAGGTTGCGGCCCGGTTTTATGCGCCCGCATAGCCGCCGCAGGTGCGCCCAACTCCTGCCGCAAAACATCATCAACCTTTTCCCCGCCCCGTGGTGTAAGCTTCGCCCTCGCCCGCAGAACAGGCTTGCCGCCCTTACCTATCTCCTCCCAAAAGAGAACATAGACATCCTCGATATCATCCTCATCAAGAGGGATAGCGTACCCGTTCAACCGGGAAGCCTTTACCTTCGCCGCCGCCTCTTTGATACTGATAACCGCCCTTGTTTCGGCCTTTGGCAACTCAATATACTTCTCCAACTGCTCAATAAGCGCATCGCGCCGCGCCGCCGTAATCTCCGACATAGAACGCCATGCACTCATCCCCGACTTATTGAAAATATCTTCAATCGCCGCATCATCAAGACCTTTCAGCCAGGCGATAAGCTGTTTAGGATTCTTCGCCGTATACCCCTCGACCACCGGCGAAAACACCGCGCTTGATTCCCTATTGACAAAAGGATTCAACAACGAGTCAAACTCAACAGGCGCACGGTCAAACGCCTTCACCCCGCCCTGCGCCCGGAACTTGAAAGACCCTCCCGAATCGATGACAATTATCTTGCCGTCCGGCATCCTCAACAGGTTGTCATACTCCAACCCTACCACGTCCCAATTTGCAACCAGAGAGGCATTGATGTGCTGCTTGGCGATCTCTTCCGCGTTCTCCATCAACAACGCATGGTTTCGCAGGTTCAACCGCTCAAGCCCCTCTTCCCATTTCGCGACAATGGCAATCTGCTTGGTACCCCCAGGGCCGACCATCTCAAGCAACTGGCTTTCAGGCGCACCGATTCCGAGCTTCCTCCCGATCTCGTTTGCAACATACTCTGACCGCGCCTGATCCGCGTCACGATAGAATTTAGCATAATATTTTTGACCCGAATCACCATCAACATACATGCCGCCCGGATTTGATCCCTTCTGCGTGCCGGGGATCGCCGTCAACCTATCCGCAAGCTCCTTCTTCTTCCCCCCGGAAAGAAAATCATCCAGGATATCATGGTCAACCTGCACGTTCAGCAGCTTACGCGCCTGCTCAGGAGTACAGAGCGTCACCCTGGATGTCTCCCAATGGGCAAACGCCGGATCTCCGCCGACCCGCTTCCCGATATAGTACCGGGTGAATGTTTCCGTCTTCTCGTAATCTCCGACCAACCCGGTAATCTCGACCTTCATGCCAGTCTCTTCAAACGCCTCTTTCGCCGCGTTCTGCGCCGGGGTCAACCCGTCCTCAAGCCTCCCCTTTGGAAACGTCGCCTTGTACCCGCCAAACCCTCCCTTCGGCTCCACCAACCAGATCCGCCCGTCCGCCTCCTTGATGATCACCCCGGACGCAAGATCTTTCTTGCCGTGCAAATGAGCGGGCAAAACGAAATCAGGCTCATCCTTCACCGACTTCTTAAATTTCTTCCAACTCTGCACCTTCGCAGGCCCGCCGCCCAAAATATTGCTATTGCCAGGGATCAATACGGAAGGCGAAACCGTCGCTTCATCAGCCCAAAACGTCAACATTTCTCCAGGATCATTTGCAAGGTCCTGCAGATACTTTTGCTCCTTCAGGGCGGCTTGAGACTCAGCGATATCCGCCTTGATCTTCTTCGCCCGCTCCTCAAGCTCCACCGCCTCCTTCTTCGCCGCCGCTATTCTCTCCGCAATCATCTTCTGCTGTTTGGCAAGCAACCGCTCAGACTGGACCAAGGCGCCGGGCATTTGCGCTGGATCAGCAACCTTGTCGCCAGCCATCAACTCTTTCCACTGCTTACGGTTATTCGGCTCTTTCATATCCACAACGCCCGGATACTCAATAGGGAACAATCTGCATTGACAATACCCGTTGCAATACGACCCGAAATTCCCGGGCAACCCGACCTTAACCCAATCGGCATATTTTTTCGTAACCCCATGCCTCGGAACGCATGAAGAACACGTGTTTTTAAATGATGCTATCCATGTCATCTGCTGCACAGGATCACCGCCCGCAGATTCATAATTTGCGACCGTGGAAGAAATCCGAGAAACGGAAGAAGTGAAAGGGGAAACAAAAGAAGATCGCAACTCAGAAAACAGAGGTCCGCCAGTTTTCAAATCATTGACCATCAATGCCTGAATATCCTTCTTTGCCATCCCCTGTGATTTGAGCCTGGAAACATAATCGGAAACGGAAATTTTCGTTTTCTCGATCTTATTCTTCAACTCCGCTTCCGTGATTGCTATCTCCATCTTGACAATGTTGTATTTTTTATACAGATCGTCTTTTGAAAGCCCTTCGTTCGATTTGCTCATTTGAATACATCCCCAATGATTTTATTCAACTCTTCCTCGATCTTCTTCTCCATGTGCTTCTCGAACGCCGGAGATATCCCGAAAAATTCACGCGGGACCGTCCCAGGGTGCTTAACCCGCTTTGCCATCACAATCCCTTGCGTCGTGGGGAATCTCAACAACCAAGGCCCGCGCGGTGCAATCGTATGCGCAGACGTGCCGACCTGGAGAAAATTCGCCGCCATCAAAGTAGTTGTGCCGTACTTGTCGCCAGGGTAAGGTGCGTCTTCAATATGGATAATCGCATGTTTTCCCGTGACCTCCTTAATCTTCACATGATCACGCAGCCACCCGGACGCAACAGAAGGCCTTTTTCGCTTCCACCCCGTTCTCTCCCCGAGCTCCTTCCCCTTATACTTCCCCGCCTTCTTGAATTTCCCCAACTGACCAGCAAACCCCGCCGCGCTTCTCGTATTCGGCGCATTATCAACCATCAACTGATTATTCGCGCCAACTCCCCTATTCATCCTCCCCCGGATATCCCTCACCAGAATTTCCGCAGCAGTTTTGAAAAATGACACCGGCAACGCCAATCCACCAGCAGGAAAATCAATTTTCCATTGCCCCGCTTGCTTTACACTTACGCTGATCATCAATTCACCCCGTTATGCCTTTCCCGCTCTTTTTTGAATCTTCGATGCTTACAACTTCCACACCATTCCCCTTGATTTTCATCACACCATTCTCCCGGTGCGCCAGTAGCAGGGAACGCGACACACCCATCGCGCCGGACTCCATTGTATTTGATATTCATGCCGCCTTTTCAACTCCAGACAGAAAAGGCAGATCGTCACAAACAAACCCCGCCGCACTCTTATGCCCGCCGCCGCCATATCTCTTGGCAATTTCGCTGACATCAATATCATTATTCGCGTAAAGAGAAACAGACCATTTCCCGCGTGTGAAGCCAAAGGCAATCATGACCTCATGCCGCTCATGATCAAAAACAGAATCAAACATGATCGAAGTAGCAGGCCACGCATTCAGGACAATAGCCCGGTATCCGGAAAAGTAAGTTTCAAAAGAATTAATCTCAGCCGCAAAAGCGTTCCGTGACTTTTCGTAATCAACAATGAACCGCCCCGCTTCAGAGATTTCCTTGATAATCGCATCATCCCACGTCGCAGAAAATAGCATCTGCCACAACCAACCAGCTCGTTCAGGCCGGGTGCTTTTAAACCTCCTCATCCCATACTGAAACGGCAAGACATTCGGGTTCGCCTCATGATTCCATACATCAAACCGCCCCAATAGGTAGACAGCCGGGGGCATTGTCAACACATCAGCAAAATACAACCACGCAAGCTCACACCCGGAAAACCGGACATCTCGCTTGCCAGGGATCCCTTGCAATTCAGGGATATCAAGAGCAGTCTTATGATGATCTATCCAAACCAAATCCGCCATGCCGCTCAACTCAAGCATTTCTTCTTTGGACAGACTGAAATCAACCATGAATACAATTTCAAGCGGTATGATCGAATCCATATCAAACTGCTCGCCATAATCGATCCCGACAAGCTCGCATTCAGGATTAAAAAACTTCACAATCGCCCCCGCACAATGCCCGTCAAGATCCCGCGAATGGTAGAAACATTTCATTTTTTCACCGCCTTTTCATAAATTGATTTCCCGAACTCGCTTCCAATTTTCTCAACCTCTGGAAGAAACTTGACGCGGAAAGCAGCCATAGCCTTTTCCCCCATCTCGTCAAGATACTTGTCCGGCTCATTTGCAAGCGCAATAGGATTAAGATTTTTCGCAAACCACTCCTGAAACCAATCCTTCGTTTCATCCTGTAATTTTTCCTGATCATCCAAATGCTTGTTAAGCTTCTTCGCAATTTCAAGCTCAAATTGACTCTGCTTATCCGCCATATCTATAACCCATGGATCATAATTCGTCAGTTAATATCAATCAGCTGGGCTCATTCGTCCCCGCCGCCGTCACTATTACCGTTCAGCATATCTCCCAGGCCGACCTTATCATTGACCAACGCCCGGAGCTGCAAATTAGCCTTCAACATCTTTTCCGCCTCTTCCGCGTCAGTAACCGTTTGGTTCTCGGCCATGAACCAATCAAGGACCGATAATATACCCGCATCGATCATCAACCGCCATTCCTCCACCGTCCGCTCGGTAATCTCAAATTCCCGGTGATAAGACACGCCGACATCCGCGCTCTCAGACCCCGCAAACCTCGCCATCAACTCCCACACCTTCCGCTCTGATCTTTCAAAAGACCCGGACTTTTTCAACAACAGGCTTACAAGCTCTTTGTAGTCCGCCTTCTTCTTCTCGGCAGACTCGACTTGCGCCGTTTCCTTCACGCTGGCAATCTGGTTTGTAGCAAGCCGGAAAATCAAATCCTGCAACTTGACCACCGATGACCATAACTCAGATGAAGCCGCGCCGGTACTCTCCAAAATAAATGCGTCTTCCCCCTCGTCTGGTAAAAGCTTGATCGCACGATTTGACCCTATACCAATCTGGTCAATATCAGCATTTGTCTTGATAACCAACTGCCGCACCGCATGATACAGCATATCCTCATCGAGCCACGACACCCAATTAGCGATTTTCTGCGCCAAAGGGGCTATCTCCTTCAAATCACTTTCGCCGTCAAAAAAACCGCGCCGCCGACCATAGAAAGGGACAACGGCAACCTCACCAATAGAATTCTCTCCGCTCTCAATCAGAGTGTAACCCCCACCCTCCTTCTGGTACAACTCCCACCTATCAGGGTACAAGACGCGGGCTTGTGTAATCTTGACCATATTTTTATCCGGGGATTCTCCCGAGTAAAAGTCTTCCTCGATCACCAGAAAATTAAACTGTCCGATCCGCCCAGGGTCCTTCATCTCGATAGACCACGCCTTAACGTTCTCCGCAGGAATCCCAACGACATAAGGCCGCAACTTCGCCTTTTTCGCATCGCCTACAGTAACGCCTTCAACCCGGACAGGCGCATCAACCATGACAAAATGCATCCCGACCGCCTGCGCCTGTTCCGTGACCCCCTGGAAGAAGTCATCAGCCGAAGTATTGAGCAAATCGATATCATCGGCAAGCTCAGCAAGATTATCAGGCAGCACCCGCGTCGGTGCTCTCTTCCAGATAGCCCCCTGGTAGATAGATATTACCGTCTCGCAATAATTGATATAAACAGCCCGGTCTTTTCTATTCTTATATGAATCATCACTCTCCAGAGAAAATTTAGGAATATACTTATCTGATTTGTTCGCATAATCGCGACCACCTTCAAAATGATCCCGGTAATATGCGTAATCAGCCGCGCGGCCCGCATACTCCGGGTGATTCTCGATCTTCACAGTTCCCATAAAAATAACCCCTTAATATTGTATTCCCCGACTCCCGCCGCCAAGCATAGGCTTAACACCGTAAGTCATATATCCGAACGCATCCGACATATGGGTACGCTCCTTATCAGACCCGTCAAGATCCCCGTTTTTCCATACGACCAACTCACAATCCTCGATCAACTCCCGACATGACGGGTCAACATAGGTCCATATTTCCCCCGCCGCGTTCTTGAAAACAGAATTCGTAGTATTGACCCGGTCTTTAACCAATGGGTTAGAATTCCGCGTCATCACCTCAAACCCAATATCCCGCAAAATCTGATGGTCAGTTTTCGAACTCGTTGAATCCCGATTCTTACCTGTAGCATCAGGCCACACCACCACCCGATAATCACCGCTTGGGAATTTCTCATTGATCGCTTTCGCCATCTCAGGCGTGTTTGAATTCCTCAAGGCTAACTCTCCGAATACCTGAAGGTTTAAGTCCGCAAAACACGCGCACATCTTCGCCACATTGAAATCCATACCAACATTGATTACCGTCCTTTCCTTACGGTTCAGCTTCGGCGCAGAGACAGGACGCACATTCACCAGCCGATTAAAAGCATAATACGCAATACCCGCCTGCTCGACAAAATCCCCCTCATACTCCTGCAGATAAGTCCTTTCATCAAGATCCCGCTTCGCCGCCTCGATCTCCTCCGCCGCCAATATCTCTGAACTTTTCCACGTGAACCCGCCCCACTCAGGGTCTAATCCGGAAATAGCCTTCTGCCACAAAAGAAAATAATGATTACGTCCTTCCGGCACGCCGATCAACCAACACCAACCGCGCCTATCAGACAAAGCAGGCCGGACATTCTCTTTCCATGCCTCCTGCTTCATATTGGCGTATTCGTCCAAAACGCCGCCGTTCCACGGGGTACCCTCAATCCTCGCAGGTTTATCCAAACCCAAAACCCACAACTCAGATCCCCACTTCGTGACAATACACAAATCTCCATCATATTTCCGCTTTACCCATGCATCGGGCACCATAGCCTTCAAGTCATTCCAATAAATCCTTTTCGCCTGGTCACGGGTGGGAGCCGCCGCGAAATACCGGCAATCATCCCACGGAAGCTTGTTAATGAAAAAATCAAACGCCAGATGTTGAACGAGTTTCCTCTTACCGATCTCCGTCTTTCCGGATCGCCGCCCGCAAGGCAGGACAATAAACCGCTTCGGAGAAACAATAAGCCGAGACTGCTTCTCATGCTCCCGCAGCTCGGCCCACCGTTTCGTGAATCCGCAATTTATTTGCAGCATTTTGTTGCTGCAATAATCAATCTCCGTCATTTTTCCCGCCGCTCTCGTTATCCGCAGACCAGATGCCAAGGTCTTTCCGGATCGCCGCCCGCAAAGCGTCCATGTCACCGTCGCCTTTCGACAACTCTTTGAGCTGAGCACTGCGGATCATTAGGCTACTCAAACCCCTTTCCGCCGCACGAATTTCCGCCTCAAAATCATGCTTCCTCCTGATCCGCTTAATCCTGCCGGCAAGCCGCTGATCTCCACCCTCGACCGCAACGCCGTTAAGCTCAGCCTCGACAAGCTCCAGCTCTTCACGCCCCTCCGCTTTCTGCCGCAACCATTGAGCCTGAGCACCATACAACCGGCGCAATCTGATTTTCCCCATCCTAATCTCTTCTTCAAGATCGCCAATGTTCACCTTCTCGTAAAGCTCACCTTCCCCAGGAAGAAGACCGACCGCATAAAACCCATGCTTCACCGCCTTCTTATTCCCCATCAACTTACTTTTATCTTTCGCACCCGTAGACATTCCGCCATGGAACTTACACCTCCCATTCGGCAAAGGCGGATTCCTGCACGGCTTACCCGTATGCTTCGCCTTCGCCCCACAATATTTTTTATCAACGTCCCTCTTTACCTTGCCCATGGCCAGAACCCTTTGAAGTGTGTTTCCCCGGAATTAGAAATTAAGACCAATACAGAACTCGCCTTTTCTATCCTCAGCATAATAAACCTGCCCCGGATACATCCTTTGAAGATCAATAATAGCCTTCCTCTCAACCGCCTTAGTCCGGTAATCCTTGCACCCGCCCTCGTCCTTCCAATGGGAATTAACCCAATACAGATAACGAGCCGCGACCACGCCGCCATCCTCCTTCACGCATCTCAAACAAATCTCATAATCTTCTTTGACCGTGAATTTCTCATCGAACCGAATCCCTGAACTATTGATGATCCCCATACAAGACGCGGTAACATATGACTGAAAAAGAAAAGGCTTATACGGATAAATCGACCTCAGCGCACCGTCCGTTGACGTACCCCATACCCGATATCCCAAGCCCTCAGTGACTTCAAATAACTTTTCCCATTCTCCAATCCATTCACCTTCCGTCAACTTGCGGTGCTTCCCCTTGACCTCCAACATCTCACACCACCCGCAAATCTGAAGATCATCGTCAATCATGACAACCCACGGATCATCAACATTATCCAGAATCCAGTTGCGAGTAGGCGTTATCCCCCTGACGGAAAGAGGGACACCAACGACATTTACCGCCCCTCCTTTTTCGTAAGCCTCAACCTCATTTTCAGGCACATAAACAAATGCGGAAGTTATAAGCTTTTGGCTCTTGATCTTCCCCGCCCTGCCCTTACTCGGGATTGCAACTATCATCATTCCCACCGTTAAAAATAGAAATCACATGATCCGCCTTAACAACACGCTGCATCCCAACCGCATCAAAAGACGAGCCGACTTTATAACCACCGCGCCGAACAGGTTGCAGATTGAAAATCTCTTTCAACTTGTCAAACTCATATTCACCGCCGTCGCAAACCACCAATATATATTCTTTCGGCGGTTTCAACTGAATCGCCTGTTCAATCATTCCGCCAGATCCGGAAGACCCTGCGCCCCCCAAATCTTCACTCAACAAATCGTCAAGTTCTTTTTTGGAAAAACCGATCATTTCGATGTCGAACTGATCCTCATTCAGCCGTTCCAATTCTGCCGCAAGCAGCTCGTCATTCCACCCCGCCAACTCCGGCATCTTGTTGTCAGCGATAATGAACGCCCGTTTCTGGACTTCAGAAAGATGCGACAACCGAATACATGGAATCTTATTCATGCCCAACTTGACCGCCGCCAACAACCTCCCATGTCCAGCAATGATTCCGTTATCAGGGTCAATCAACACCGGATTATTGAACCCGAATTCAGTGATGCATCTAGCAAGCTGCTCAACCTGCTCATCACTATGTGTCCGTGCATTCGTCGCGTAAGGGATCAAATCCTTTACTGCAACCATTTCAATTTTCATATCTCCGCCCTCTAAAAAATAAATAAGAGAAAACTTATTACTCATGGATAATAATTTACTTGACAAGTAAAGTCAATCAGACGTGACAACACAAAAAAAAAGCCACACCGAAGTGTGGCCCCCCCAAAAAAAACTACTTTGTAATATTTTCTTTATGTACCCGCAAGATGAAACGCGGTTTCCAGATCAACGACCAACACGCCATCAAGCCAATAGCCATCAGGGTTCCACTTCAGTCGATGCGGTTCTTTTTGCAACACCTTTGCACCATTAACCATTTGGCGCAGGGATGAAATATCCTTTTGTTCCACAACTGGCAACCCATCCGCCAAACCGCTCATGCCCCCCGGCACGGCAACTTCCTCGGGAGGCGTATCAGGCAGCTTGCAATCATTATTCCGCTGCCAATGCTCCATTAATTTCGCATGTTCCCGCACGGTATCTATCGCGACAGGATCACCGCCAATGCGTTCAAGATCATCTGCCCAAAACCTGAGCGTGCGCGGGGCTATAGCATCCTTCGCTCGCAGCAGAAACACAGGCTCATCTTTTCCGATCTTCCCGCTAGAATCTTGGATGTGCATGTAATCACGTCTTGCGTGTATCATAATTTACTCTTCAGAATTGATGATTATTTTATTTTCCAGAATCAACAACTTCCCATTCTGAACCGATCTTATAGCCTTGTATGAAAATCCATTTATCTTTCTGCACCGCCCCTTTCACGCTACACCTGTGGCAATCGACCGTAAATGGGGCGGCAACACATTTCTCATCATTAAAAATCTGAACTCCATGGCGCATCTGCACAGCAGTGACACCCACCATCTTAGCCCAGATATTAGACCCTTTCTTTCTGAACATCTGGCCTTTTTCATAAGGGCAAGTCTTCTTCGCCATGACATCAAGAAGTTTTTGAGCATCGGACCTCAACTTGTCAACTTCAGCCAGCATCGCCCTGATCTTCGCTGAAGCCTTGACCGCTTTCCCGATGGTTGATTTTATTTCACTCTTTTTCATCTTCATTTTTTTAGAATTAGACATTTTCGACAGCCTCCTTCATCATCGACATCATCGCACCTACCAAGCAAAACCGCATCATGAACGCCAGGCGTGAATGAACCACGCAAGACCAGCCTCGCAAGATCTCCGAGCTGCATATCGTAGGCATTTTTGATCATTTCACCTTTATTTTCCCCCTCACTCATCGCTTTCATCTCCTCCCGCAACGTCGCCGGAAAAATCAAGATCATCAATGCCGAAAGAAGACCCTGCGACCGGCTCCTTCCCTTTCTGCAGAATCTCTGCATTGACATCTTCCCGCTGATACGGTCGCAGATACCAAAACGGACAGCCATCCACCATGTTGCAATTGGTGATATCCTTCCGCGACTCAACACACGTTGAGCAATTCGCATTGATCGCTAACCGCATTGACTTTGGATTCTGCTTTGCCTTCTCAACAGGTGACAGCCTTTCAACTTCTCCCGCCGCCCTTTTTTCCCTCATGACCCGATGGGCTTTTTCAAGCGGCGTCTCCCCACCGTCATCACCGGCAACTGCCTGATGCTTTTTGGTGAACTTCTTCCCCGTTTCCTCAATAACATTGCTGACCAACTCGCCCGCGTCATCCCCATGGTGTTTCAACAGATCAACCGCAAGAGACGCGGAAATCATACTTTTGGCAATCTGTGACCGCATCTGTTCATCAGCCCCAGCCAATACAATCAGGTTCGCTACATGCTGCCCGGAATACCCTGTTTTTTGGGCAACCGTCTTCGCTTCCCAACCGAATGACAAAAGCCTTTTCACCACATCCGCCTGCTCAAGCATCGTCAATGGCTTGCCAGAATTACGGATCACCATAGACAACACCCGGTCAGCTTCGTTAGAATACCGCTCTTCCGGTTTGCACGGCACCGCCGCAATCTCCGCCCCTTCCTCGATTGCCAGCAACGTTGCCTGAAGACGGCAATGCCCGTCCGTAACGAACACTTCATCCCCTTCCATAAAGATAGTCAACGGCTGCTGCACCCCGATCTCTTTGATGGAATTTTTCAGGCCCTGGATATGCTCATCAAGATCAACTCCCGCTATTCTCGCATTCCACCCAGACTTGACCTTTAATATTTTTGGGTCAATCATAAACATGTCTTTCCGACCAACAGCGATATCTCTTATCTTCATCTTATACTTTCCTCTATTTACCAGGGAATTCCCTGAGGTTTAAACATTCAGGTATTGGTTTTTTACCCGACATTTGTTTCATGAAAAACTTGTTTCTGTTTGCCATGCACTGCGCTTTCAAGCTCGCAGCCCATCCTATTTTCATTTCCCGCGCACCTGGACCTGATTCACCGCCGCAAATAATCCATAAACCGTCCGCGTCAAAGTCAAGATAAATAGGTCCTAACATTGGCTCAACGCTCAAAAACTTCACAGGTGCGGTTATCGCTGCCAAAATATGCACTCTCTCATCATATCGCTGCTGATCCTCTGCGGTGACGCCAAGCCACACGTTTCTTAAAGGCCAGTCAACAGGCAATCTGTCTTTGATATTCTCTGCTCTCTTTGTAAGCAGCAGGTAGGTGATATGCGGTGTCCGGCGCATGATATCCCACGCCTCATCGCGCCATTCGTCAGCATCCTCGATAAAAAAATCAGACCACGAACACACAAACACGCGAGCCGGATCTTTCCATCTCAATGGCGCATTGAACGTCCTCGGCTTAGAGCGCACCACCGTTGCAGGGTCTTGACCGTACCGATGTTTGTCCCTGAACATATAGCAATTCAAGCACCCAGGTGAAACCTTACGACACCCCTGCCAAGGGTTCCATGTATGATCAGTCCATGCTATCCAAGAATTTAAAGCCATACCCCCCCCCGCTATGCCGCAGCAAGCATCAACAATTCCCTCTGTGCAAACAAAGGCTTATTGATATTCTCGCCATAAGATTTTTTACCCTCAAAAGAATCAACAACCGCCTTTTCATCAAAACCAAGCTGCTCGTACCCTTTCGCCCCGTAATCGCATGGGAGCCACCCCTTCCCCTTGCAGGCAACAACATTGAATCGCCTCAAGATATCTTCGTCTTTGAATTTGAAATGAATAGTCCCCTTCTTGTAACAAGTAACCGTGAAATATGTGCTCTCGATGCTGCTGCTTTGCCCAAGAGAAAAAGCAGTTTTGATTGAATCGCTCAAAGATCTGTATTCACGCATACCATCAAAGTAATTCATGACCACATCAATATCCCTCAACGTCTTCGCTGCATCCCAACTCAAAGTCCACTTGCCCCAACTAACGAAAGGCCCTCCATACCCCCCGTAAATAGGGATAACGACCCTCCTATTAACCTTAAATGCCTTATTAGTTTTCCACCCGTTAAAATAATGGATATTCTTTTCATGTCTGTTGTTGTCGTCGAAGGTGTGGCGGATAGTGAACATGTCAAATATTTCAACGACAGATTCAGTGATGGTTTTTTCATACCCACCGATCAAATTCAACACGAACTGACGGATATTATTTTCCGTGAAATCCATATCGCACCGCTGATTAATGGCATGTTCAAACTCGCTTTGTTTTTTCCCTGTGAGCCTTGAATTAACTTCACGCAGGTCAAGCGTTCTCCGCCAGAAATCTTTCCGGACAGAAACAAGAATATGATTGACATGCTTCTGCATGATCGCGGTCATATCTGAACCGGAAGTATGTTTTTCCGCATCCTTATTGAATCCTATATATCTCCCTATTTTCTTGTAATTCCTGAAATAATTGATCGTAGCATCAATACACGTCTGAACCACGTCATTGTACTCAGCGACCAGCTCGCGAACACTCAGGCCAGCAGAAACCTCATGCTTCTCATCGAGCCCATGCTTGACACTGGCAGCATCTTCGACACCAGCAAACAGATCCTCCTCAACAACCCGCTTGATCTCGATATTGATCAACGCTATCTCAACCCCTGTAGGGCGTTCAGCGGACACAAACGCATTTTTTATATATTCGATATCCGCGCCAAGCTCCCCGAGTTTCCGGACCAACTCTTTTCTCGTATTCGAAAAAGGATTCCTGATCGTTTCCGCATTCAGCAAAAAGATGATCTGCCCGCGGTATATAATTTCTATCGCCTTCAACAGATGCTTCTCACCGCCATCAAAAGGCGGGTTCGCAATGATTAGATCGAACTTATCCGGCCCGGAGAATGTGAGAAAATCAGAATCAATAACCTTGATCTGCTTCCCAAGAAGTGTAGCACGCAGATCATCATCCTTTTCAATCGCCGCAATCTCTCCATAGTTATACCGGCCATACTTTTCCTTGATTGCCATAACGATGTCACCTTTACCTGCAGAAGGCTCAAGGATGTTGTCGGGTGCACTCCTGATCTTGGCAAGCATCCGGCGAATCAATCCCGGTGGTGTAGGATAAAAATCTTTATTGAACATTTTCATAGCTCCTATTTTTTTTATTATTCATGAGTAATAGAAGAAGGCAAAAAAAAATCCTTCCTCCCATAACCGCAATTCTCTCTCTATGCGATATTGCCGATACTGCCAGGCACCTCATTGCTGTCATCAGATCGATTCCGTATAGCTTCGGCTAATACGCTGGCAATCTCCCTCCCGCCATCTGTCAGCATTGCGTTATCGCGCAGGTACTCGCAAACCTGCGCGCACGCCTCACGCTCTTCAGCCGCAATCAATTCAAGCTTCCGCCTCATATTCCGTATTTCCTCGGCAGCTTCTTTGCAGTATTGGGCAGCAACAGACGAATGCACACCAACCCTATCAAGGCGAGATAACAAATCTTCGGAATGATTCTCTCGTTTTATTTTCATGATAATTTTCCCCTTCTGAATGAATTAAGTAATAACCAAAAATTCACTATACCTCATATCACCCTTCCCATTTTCTCCCACAACGTCCACAGGTAAATACCCATTTTTTGCCGTCATCTCTTTCGTGCAAATACCCGCCAGTCATTCGATGCCACGGCCAATGGAGGAAAATGCAGATTAATTTTTTCATCTATTTTATCCTTTTAATTTTGCTTGTCGTGGTGGGCCAAAATGTTACACCGATCAACACCACAAACAGGACAAGGCATCGGCTTCCGCATAGCGCTAACTCTCATCCCGATAGCTGTAGCAATTTCTTCGCGGGTCGCTTTTCCTGCCTTAATCTTCTTATCAATCTGTGCAAGTGTTTTCATAGCGCGGTCTCCTTGGTTGGTTTCCCGATCTGCTTGATTGTCTCGCCCTTCTTGAGGCCCATCGCCTTCTCTACTCCTCGCAGCTCATCGCCGGGTTTGAGGAACCACCAACCGAACCGGCGCGTCACCGTTTTGGTCCGCGCCTTGAACTGCTCGGTTGTCATTGCAAAGCTCATGTTTCGTGCCATCTGTTCGTACCTCTAACCATTTTTAACGCCGTGGCGTCGGTATTTAAATCAAACGCCGTTGCGGCGCGGGTTATTACTGGCGTTATCCCTTATCGGCAGGCTGCAAGTCCCCTTCCGGTGTGAGAGTCCCCGCGAACGCTTCCGCCTCTTCCTCGGTATCTACACATCGTCGGCAAGTCCAGCCGAAAGAAGGGTGCAGTCTATACCACACAATCCAGCCATCTTTAGGCATCCCAGGGCGACGGTTATCTCCCGTGATTTTCTCAATTACATATTTCTTGACTCCTTCAGCGATTTTCATGATTATTCTCCTTTATTGATGGTCTGGCGGAATTGCGCTCTCACTGCCATAGCTTGCCCAACCCGTTCACAATTAATATATACAACACTCCAATCTGACCTACCACCCCGAGAAACCTTCTCTTCGTTTGGCCTTTCAAATCCGTCAATCTGTCCATCGCAGGCAGGAGGTCCGCCTATTTCGCCGCGAAGTCCACACGCATTGCAGGTATTGATAAATAGCAATTCATCACCGGCAGTAATAAATACACGTATTTTCAAGGCCACTTCACACCTCCCCGCCGCGACATTCTATAAGCTTCTGAATTGAGCAAGCTTGCCCTTCTGAAAGCTCCCGCAAACTACCCGCAAGCGACTTCCCGACGCCATCAGCATCATCCCCACCCATGGCCGCGCGGATAAGGTACACAGCGTCATTGACCAACCCCTGCGCCTCCTCCAACATTTCAAGTTCTTTGCTATTTGCCATTTTCTCACCGCCACATTTATGAATTTCAAATCACTTTTAAGCGACAGTATTACTCATGGATAATAATGTCAATTATTTTTTATTGGAAATTTCAATAAAAAAGGGGCATTTTGAAAATGCCCCCGCCATCACCTATGATCACATCCAGAAAAACTACTTTTTACTTTTTACTTTTCACCTTCTCCACACTTGCATCTTTCCCGCCCACCGTGACAACTTCAATCGGAACAGCCGGAACCGTAGCAACTTCAACCGGAACCGTACGCGGGAAAACCCCCGCCTGATAAAGGAAAGTGCCGTTCATCGGCCCAGGGATTACAGCAATCCCACCCAATGGCTGGAACCCTTTTTCCATCGCATTATTTACCTGCTTTTCAACGTCCTTATAATTCCTTCCGGTGATAATCTGATACATCGTCAAGACCTCATTTATTTAATTTAAAGCACACACCCGTGCCGTCAGTAGTGGATATCAGATCAAAAAGGAACCTGGCATCCGTCTCGTTATCATCCTGCGGGTCAACTCCAAACTTCAGCCGATACGCCGCCATCATCTTTTCCTTGTTGCTATTCCCCTTCCCTGTAGCGTGCTTCTTGATCGTACCTACAGGGACCCCGCCATAAGGAATCCCCACTTCTTCACATAACGCGGTAAGCGTCGCCATGAATCCACCGTAAACATGCGACGCAGCAGTACCTTTGTGCGCCGCAACCTCTTCAAAATATACCGCATCAATACCGCCCATGCATGCAATCGCATCCAAAATCCACTTGCGAAACTTCAAAAAACGCATCCCGCCGCCCTCGAACCTGCCATTAGCGAAACTTACCGTTCCTGATCCATACGGTGAGGCCCACCCCATTTTTGTGCCAAGATCAAGGCACAACACCTTTTTCATTTCAACACCTTCCTGATAACAGTTTGGTAAATATCCCAATCATAGATATGACGCGCCGCTATTCTCGCAATGACAGAGCGCAGTTTATGCTTGTTCTCTATGATTGAAAGAACCTCGCTATTGATCAAATCAATGCGTGTTTTCTCAAACAACAAATTGACCAGAACCAAGAAGAAAACAATACATCCAAGCCAATCCCCCTGAAATGCTTTAATAATTGCAGCGGCACAACACAATACCGGGAGAGCGAAACCAACAACATTCTTTTTACAAACCATTGCATCACCCCAATTTAAAAAGGCACTGGTTCGCCATCATAATCAGAAGACCCATGCGCAGGCGGCTCCTGCATTTTATTCTTCTCGCCGCTCTTACCGCCCAACATCTTCATCTCTTTAGCGACAATCTCCGTTGTATATCGCTTGTTGCCATCCTTATCATCCCATGCCCTGGTCTGAATGCGACCATCGATATAGACCAGCGAACCCTTTGATAAATATTCTTCGCATATCTCGGCCAACCTAGCAAAAGCAACAACTTTATGCCATTCGGTATGCTCCTGCATCTCGCCGTCCTGACCCTTCCATTTTTCCGTGGTTGCCATATTGAAATTTGCGACAGCAGTACCGCTCTGTGTATAGCGAACTTCAGGATCACCGCCCAACCTTCCTATTAAAGACGCTTTATTAAGCACTTGAATCCCCTTAATGTTAAATAATGTTAAACAATGTTAAACATCGAAACTTGTAAAAAAACTTCGCCTGTTCTCGTACAGGCAAACGCTGACCGCCCGCTTTTATTCACACACAAAGGAGACATACGTCGGTCAGGGCGGTGGTTATTATCCCCACGCCCGCTAGGGTTGAAAAAACTACCAACACGAATTATTATACATGAATTATACTTCAGGACCATAAATTACTTTTTGAATCGCTCATCAAGCCGCATTCCATCCGCCCAAATATCGGAATAAACAGACCTTCGATGATAATCTTTTCTATTGAGAGAATTCTTGAAATTATCGTAAACCATCTCTTCCGCGTACTTCACCAGATACCTGCAGAAATCAGCTCGCGGCATAACCATTCTGAACTGATAATCAGTTTTATAAGACTGCGATATATCGCATTCAACGTCAATCGTACCAGCAAGTGCCACCAGGTCTTTTTTTACCCGCGCCCTCACCAAAACCTCATCCGGGGCACAGTCTTTATGAACGACAGAAAAAAAACCGTCTTTTGTAATCAGCCACATAATATTATTCCTCGCAAAATTTCACGCCGCCTTATTAAGAAATAGAGAATGCTCACCCTGGAATACCAGCTCAATCGTCCCAATAGGCCCGTTACGCTGCTTGCCAATAATAACCTCAGTTATCCCCCGCCTTGGGTTGTCAATAGCCTTATTATAGACCTCATCACGATATAAAAACAGGATCAAATCCGCATCCTGTTCCAGAGCACCGGACTCCCGCAAGTCAGACATGACAGGACGCTTATCCGCACGCCTTTCCAACTCTCGATTCAATTGGCTCAACGCAAGAACAGGAACATCAAGGTCTTTTGCCATCAACTTCAGCGATCTTGATATTTCCGCCAACTCAAGATTACGATTTTCCCCTTTCCCTTGCATGAGCTGGAGATAATCCACAACTATTAATGCAAGATCCGGAAATCTCGCCTTCAATCGCCGGGCCTTCGCCCTCATCTGCAATACAGTGATATCGCCGGAATCATCAAAATAGATAGGCGCATCATTCAACATTTTCAACCCGCCAACCAACTTGCGCATGTCGTCATCATTCATATACCCTGACCGCACTTTCTGAGAGTTCACTTTTGCCACAGAACACACCAACCGCTCACCAAGCATATTATTGGACATCTCCAGAGAAAACATTGCAACCGGCTTCTTCTCATTGAGCGCAACGCTCCTGATGATATTCAGCGCAAACGCAGTTTTCCCCATACTTGGTCGTGCAGCAAGGATAATCAGATCACCACCATCTAAACCATTGGTCTTTGCGTCCAGATCAATATAACCGGTGGAAATACCAGTAGACATGCCAGGGTTAAGAATACGATTCCCGACCTCTTCAGAAATCACACCAACCAGATCACCCATAGAGACAAACTGCCTTTGCCCCTGGTCGTGGCCGATCTTAAAAATCTCCCCCTCTGCCTCCACCAACAACGCATCAATATCCTCAAGCCCCGAATACCCGCGCTCTGAAATCTCCCCGGCAACAGCGATCAACCGCCTTGCCTTGGCCTTCTCTTTGACCGCCTTGACATACGCCTCAATATTGCGCCGCGACACTGCATAATCAGTGATACCCGCAACAAAAGCAGGCCCGCCTATTTTGCTAATCTCACCGGTGTCAGACAAGAAACGGGACACAGTAACAATGTCCGCGGGCTGATTTTTATTATAAATCCTCTTCATCGCATCAAAAACGATCTTGTGCGCCTGATTGTAAAATTCATCAGGGGACAACACCCCCACCAGATCCGCCATAGAATCCGGATCAGTCAACCCAACAGCCAGACATGCAAGCTCCGCATCGCTGCTGTTCGGCGGCACTCTTCCTTTCATTTCATTTGCCTCCATCGCTATAGATACCACCATCACAAATGATATCTGTTTTTTTCCTTGTCACTTTAGAATGACATGTTGTGCCGAACCACGCGCAAGATCCACATGTCCGCTTTTCTCCCTGTGCCTGCGGGACCGCTTTTTTGGTCGCGTCATACTCCATTGATTTTTTTATCCAATTCTGCCAAGCCGCTTCCCAGTCAACATATTTTGCCCCCTTCCTACGCACCCAATTCACGAAATTTTCTGTTTCAGAGGCGATATCACCGCAAAACCCTTTATCATCCGCATATTTAACCATTTTTTCCGTGACATTGAATTGAGCGGGCAATGCTGTTTTGCGGGTCTTCTTCCCTTCCTGATTACTGCCGTCGCACTGCGCTGGCAATGCGGGCGCATGTTCTTCCGTAGCATCGTCACCGGCAAACTTCTTTTTCCACCTCGCCTTTGCCGCGTTCCGCGCCGCCTCTTCGCGCCTCTTCGCGCCTGCAGCCCAGCAATTATTCTCCTCCCAATCATGCACAACAAAATTACCTGCAAAGTCTTTCTCAAGAAAACAGATCTTAGGATGCATCAATGCGGCAACGAACTCCTGCGGATCACCATCAAACCTGGCTTCATGCGCAATGTCTTCAGGCTCCCATCCGGTCAACTTCCCTTCCGGAGCGTTCTGCGCGACTCCCAGCCATAGATTGACCAGATATTCAACCGCCCTATCACCGATCATCCCGCGCAACCGCTTAGTTTTCCGATGATCACGGAAAGAAATAATTATCCGAATGTCAGTATTCATGCTCAGACCTACGCGGCAAGTTTGCTATCATCAACCAATTCGGCAGAACCATCAACAACATGCCAGACGTGAAAATTTTCAATAGGTATAAATCGTGGTTTTTCTTTGGAAGAAGCAAACAGAAAAATCTGATCATAATCAGGCATCAGCGAAAAGACCCAAGTGGCGAAATCACGTTGCGCCCCCTGGACAAGCACATCACACTCATCAATACAGAAAAAACGCAATCCTGACCCGTAGGCTATCGCCTCAGCAATCGCCGCCCCCACCCGCCACTGCTCTGATCGCGACAACAGGGAGAACACCCGGCCATCAGAAATAACAGGCTCGAAGTTCTCATCAAGAATAAATTCAAAACCTACCATCTCAAATGACATGGCAAGCCGTTTATTCAGCACCGACACCCCGCCAGCATTCAGTCCGTTCCTAATCCCATCCGGAGAAACCGCCTTAACGACAGATTCCCAAGCCTCAATTTCCGCACTGACATCTATCCGCTTCTTCTCTGTTTTTTCCGCCAACTCTTTTTTGTAGAAAAAATCAATAATCGCATTTGAACCAGCCCTTGAATTGTCAATCCGTAAAGCCAACTCATCAATTTCATTTTGAATTTTCGCTATCTCATCAATATTGCTTTCCGCCCCGCCATCATCCTGCTCTGAATCAATTTTCTTCAATTCCGCCTGAATACTTTTGAGCCCCGCTTCGAGCTTTTCCAGGCTTTCAACCCTCTTGATTTCATCCCTGTATCTCTCACATTCAGCGGTAAGTTCCGAAACACGTTTTCTATTTTCAGCATGTTCCGCAGAGACACACGCAGGACAACACTTATTCCCGGAAACGTCAGAAATGGGACAGTCGACCAGGCCACCCTCAGCAAGTGCGTCATGGAGTTTTCTTATTTCCCCCTCGATTTCATCAACCCTCGCTGCCCGATCAACACCCGCATCTCTCAATCTTTTCAACATAATTTCGTCACTATCCGAAAAGCTGGATGTCCGGTAACTGATCAACCGCTCCTCAATTTCCCGACGCTTTTCTTTAGGGTCAACCGCTTTCATGCCACCGATCTTCTGAAGCAGACTTTCCCGCTCATTAGTATATTCACGAACCCTATCAGCAAAAGATTTCTGATTATCAAGATCAACCAGCAAACTTATTTTCTGATCCTTACCTCCAATTTTCGCCATTTCAGGCACGTCCACGGCATCCCCAATCTCTTTCAATGCACGTTTCGCCGCGACCCTTTCGGCAATAGCAGCATCATGGATTAAATTGAAATCTTCGCCGCTCGAAACTTTTTCTATTATCCATGAATCATACTTCCCCTCAACATGATAAGGAATCAATAATTTTTTTACCATATCAATATTAACAGATCGCTTACCACCAAAAGCAGATTTCACTATTTTTTCACGCTCTTCTTTTGAAAAAGAGCGAAATTCCCATGCGTCAAGACAAGCCCTGATCGCCCCCGCATCTGTCCCAATGAACCCAGCCACAGCGTCGCGACTTATCCCGGAAGAAACAGTTTTTGTGCGCTTTTTTTCAACCCGCAACACCTTCCCGTCATCCCCGGAAACATCCATTATCAACTCAGCCCTCTTTTCTCCATGCCTGATAATAGCAGCATAATCCTTACTCTTAACCAAGCCACGGACATGATCCGCGATCCCCCAGGAAATCGCATCACGAATAGAGCTTTTCCCGTTCCCATTTTCTCCTGAGAAAAGATGAACACCGCCAGACAGATTCAAACTGATCGCCTTGATGCCCAAAAAATCTTTTACTTGCAAATTCTTAATTCTCACTTTCACTATCTCCTATGTATATGCAGAATTAACAACAACACGCAGAACGCGGTGAATGGCAAAGCGTGCAAATGTTACCAGATTTCCTGTCATTCTCAAGCTCGCCCCGGTAACAATCCGGGCAAAGATGCGGCACAAAAAGACCACACAATTTCCCGCACTCATCGCCGCATTTTTTACAGATCGCAACGAATTCACCATCTATATTGGTAAACCCGCAACAGGGGCAAACCCCCCTGTGCAATATCCCATCATGCGCGCACCCTTTCATCATAATCATGCCACCTTTTTGAACTCAAAACGAGAACCGCTCTTTTCTTCTGCGCCAGATTTTTCCTTGATCGTCTGGAGATGTTCAAGCTTCTTCGCCTTTTTCAACACCTTTTCAACGCTCGCCTTTGTGGCAGAAAAAACATTCCAGACCTCTTGCTTCGACAACCCAACGCCGACCAACGCCGCCGCCAACTTTTCCCCATCCGGGAAATTAATTGATTCAGTAGGATGGAAATCAATGCATTTATCCCCGACCACAACCCCCTCACCATGCAACACGACATAATCCTTCATGCGAGCAGTGATTTCTTTCTTTACCCGGTCGATAGCCATCAACAACTCAGCCGCTCTCTCAGCATTTTCCTGAGTGATAATCACATATGGATTGCTCGCGACCAACGCTTTTTGCATTTTCGGACACCTGTCAATGTACCCGCAATAATCGCAATAGGACCCAACGCGCGGCTCAAATTCCTTGCAATTATCGATTTCTTCCATCTTTCCCGCCAATTCACGACCAATCGGAAGGATTTCCTTGATTGTCAAAACCCACTCATACATTTTGCCGAAACGCATGTAATGCCGCCTGATGACGAATTGTTTCGTGTTCGGGTAAATCAACCACAGACAATATGCATAAATCTTCAGCTGCATGTCATTTTCTACCACTGCAGAAGAGGGTAAATGTCTATCGCTTTTCCAATCCGTGATAACCACCGTTTTCCTGTCGATAAAAAACGTCCAATCAAGTTTTGCCCGAAACCTGGCACTATCGTCGGACCAGCTAGGTGCCGGACACCATTTGTCATCAAAGGCAAGAGCCATTTCAACCGCTGGTTTTTCAATTTCATCCGGCATGACAAAATTATGACCCCACGTCCGGACTGAATCAACCGCCTCATCAACAATATGTTCGTCAACACTCTTCAACGACGCATCCGCCCGATGCCTGGAGACAAAACAATC